GTTTGCTGCTCAGCATATCACTGCTATTCAACAACAAGCTGTTCCTCAGTTTGAAGCTGCTCAGCACGAAGCTGCTAACAAAACAGTAGAAGACATTCCTGCTGTTGGCTTGTCTGACTGATGATAGCCTTAGTGGATGCCGATATCATAGGATATCGCATCGCTTTTGCATGTAAGGATGAAAGCATAACCACTGCTAAGTTTACTCTTAACAGTTATATCGCTGACATTCTTACATGCGGTGTGGATAACACCTTTGATGGTTGCTATGTAAGCCAGTGGAAACTCTTTCTCACAGGAAAGAATAACTTCAGGAACAACATAGCAACCACTGCTGTTTATAAAGGTAATAGAACAGCACCTAAACCTGAACACCTCCCTGCCCTACGCCAACACATGGTGAAGGAGTGGGGTGCTGTCGTTATTGAAGGACAAGAAGCAGATGATGCTATAGCTATTGAAGCAACTCTTCTTAAAGAAGAATGTGTAATAGCTTCTGTGGACAAAGACTTAGATCAGATAGCAGGCTGGCACTACAACTTTGTAAAGAAGAATGGATATCATGTTACCTATGAGGAAGGCATGCGTTCTTTTTACAAACAAATATTGACAGGTGATGCTGCTGATAATATCATTGGACTACATGGCATTGGCCCTGCTAAATCAGAAAAACTTTTATCCGAAGCAATCTCTGAAGAAGAAATGTACACAGCTTGTGTGCTTGCTTATGAAGGGGATGAAGCTAGAGTGTTAGAGAATGCTAGGCTGCTTTGGTTGAGAAGGTATGAAGAACAAGAGTGGAAACCTCCTATGAAAGAAGAACATGGAAAATAAATCAGACTTAAGACCAAATGATGTAGCTGTTATCTTACGACCCACTTTCGATGATGGCGAGTGGTCAGGTGGATTCGATGTATTAGTTAGCGGCTTTGGCCCTGTCACTATTACTAAAGAAAATATGGATGACATGATTGGAATGGGTGTTCTTCTTGCGTCCGTCATACCTTTTATGGAAGAGCATGAAGAAATTGCTAAACAAGTTATGGAATACTGTAGTGAATTTTATGGTGATGCTGGTGAGTTTGAATACGATCCCAACCACGATAGTTTTGGGGATGGTATTGTCTTAACAGAGACAACTAAAACTGTAGGTGGAAAGCATTAATATGAACATCGAAGAAACCTTAGATAGAAGAGCCAGACATTATGGAGAATTTGTGAACATTGCTACCACTGCCCAAGATTTAAAGGCTGTCTTGAAATACGGAGTTAACTATCATATGTTAGAACCTGATATGGCAGAAGCTTTGGACATGATTGCTCACAAAATGTCACGACTTGTTAACGGAGATTGTTATCATCGTGATAGTTGGCATGACATCATGGGATATGCCAAGCTAATTGATGTACGTTTGGAGGCTATGGAATGATTAAGATTAATGTATCAGTCACTGTTTTTATAGACCCTGAAGACTTACTCTCCATCTACTTAGATGAAGTTTCTTTATCTGAGTTTGTTGAAGAGTGTGTAACTGATGGACTAGAAACATTGTATCCAAAAGAAATTACTTTCAATCACATAGACATTGAAGGACTAACGTGATACAGGATAGTTCAATTGAGATGCGACCTGTAGCTAATGGCTACGTTGTTTTCTACACAGAAATAAAAAATAATGTAGAGGTATGTGCTGAGTTTGTTGCCGTGTCTCTTGATGAAGCGTTGAGCATTGCTCATGATCTCTTCTCACAGGAAGAGTCTGCTGCCAACATGTCTAACATACTTGATGAAACTATCCCCAAAGAATAGAAATGGTAATCAGTGGACTGACGCTAGATTTAGAAGCTTCATTACGTCTGCTTTAAGGGCAGCATCACGTAAGTGGCCTCCAAAATATACGGCTCTTAAGTCTGCGTTGATTGGTAGGAAGACTAATAAGAAGACAGGACTAATGGCACAGCATTACAAGTGTGCTATGTGTAAGGAAGAGTGTGTAGCAGCAGATGTACAAGTAGATCATATACATCCAGTAGTTGACCCCTCTGTAGGGTTTATTAGTTGGGATGTATATATTGATAGAATGTTTTGTGAGTTGCCTGATTTGCAGGTGTTGTGTAAGCCTTGTCATAAATTAAAAACTGATGAGGAAAAAAATCAAAGGAAAAAGAAATGAAAATTGAACTGACTCAGTACCAAGAGAACGAAGACGGAAGTGTCAACTGCCATGTAGACATGGACAAAGAAGCCACACATCATTTAATTAACTATGCTTTAGTAAACATGTTAACTAAGGCTGTGGAAGAAGGTAAGCTGTACACTCCTGATACCTATGTAGCTGAAGTTGAAGCTGAAGTTGAAGCTGAAGAAGAAGATGTTAACTACTTCTATGATGAAGAAGAAGACGTTGAATACTACTATGTAGAAGAGGAAGACGCTTGGTATTACTACGATGAAGATGAAGATGATTGGTTTGTTGTAGAAGACGAAGAAGAATACGAAGATGATACAGTGTGGGTGGCTCTTGAGGCTGAGCAACTAGATTCAATCTTTGTTACTGAATTGAAAAGATGTTTAGTAAACAGCTATCAGAATACTTCAACCTTTCAAGAAGATATTGATGACAACATCCGTGTACGTAATGCAAGCAAAGCTTTGCTTAGCTATTACATGATTCCCAGTGAAGCAGATGAATATATAGGTTTGATAGAATTTATGTATGAGTTTGAAGGATCTTAATATGAGAGAATATTTAAACCAACCGTCTAATGCTCAGTACACTTTTAGACACACTGATGAGACAGGAAAAACCACTGAGCTTTCCCATGAAGTTAGTGATGCTGCTAGTTGGCCCACTGCTGTAGAAGCTTTTCTTTCTTTCTTAGAAATTGTCTATGGCTATCCCATCAAGCAAGATGTTTTGTATGATGTAGATATTTATACTTACGATTGTCTTACATCTGATAGATTGGTATACACAAACTGGCAACCTAAATTGGAAAATAAAGATCCTTTTATAGAATAATTTTGGTGTATAACTGCATCCCCACCTAGGAGCAACTCTGCTCCTTTTTTTCACCTCAACATTCATACACACTGGAGAAACATGAATACTAATGTAGTAACGCCTTGGTCAACTGTTGGCTATTTAACAATGAAAAGAACATATGCAAGAAGACTTAATGAGACAGATTTAAACAGTAAGACGGAGGAGTTTACAGACGTAGTAGATAGGGTTGTAAGAGCCACTAACGATCAGCTAGGGTGTGACTTCACCAAAGCAGAACAAGAGCGTTTAAGGGGCTATCTGTTGGGTTTAAAAGGCATTGTTGCAGGACGTTTCCTGTGGCAGCTTGGCACACCCACTGTCTCTAAACTTGGCTTAGCTAGCCTACAAAACTGTGCATTCACTGTCATTGATAAACCTGTTGAGCCTTTCACATGGGCTATGGATTTGTTGATGTTGGGTAGTGGTGTTGGCTATAACATTCAAAAGGATAATGTTGATAAACTTCCGCTCGTTAATTCTAGATTTGTTCGTCCTACTCGCCTTGATACCGCTGACGCTTCTTTTATTGTGCCAGATAGCCGTGAAGGGTGGGTTAAACTTTTGGGTAAAACACTTAAGGCAGCGTTCTTAAGCGACTCAGAGAATGGCTGCACCTTTACCTACAGCACACAGCTTATTCGTGGTAAGGGAGCACCCATCAAAGGCTTTGGTGGTACAGCTAGTGGCCCTGAAGATCTGTGCAACGGCATCAATAACATCTCTAATGTGTTGGAGAAGCGCAAAGGAAAACAGCTACGCCCCATTGATTGCTTAGACATTATGAACATCATTGGCTCCATTGTTGTTGCTGGTAATGTACGTAGGTCAGCACAGATTGCTATTGGTGACGCAGACGATGTTGAATATCTGTTAGCTAAACGATGGGACATGGGAAACATCCCATCATGGAGAGCAATGTCAAACAACTCTGTTGTCTGTGATGACATCAGTGACCTGCATGAATTCTTTTGGGATGGCTATGAAGGTAAGGGTGAACCCTATGGACTCATCAACCTGAAGCTGTCACGTAAAGTTGGACGCTTAGGTGAGACAGAATATCCTGATCCTAAAGTGCAGGGCTATAACCCATGTGCTGAGCAAAGCTTGGCTGATAAAGAAACATGTTGCTTAGCAGAAATCTATCTGCCTAACATTGAAAGTGAAGAAGAGTTTAATGATGTGGCTACACTGCTTTATCGGATTAACAAACACAGCCTTGCTTTGCCTTGCCATCTACCGCAAACAGAGGCCATTGTTCATGAGAACATGCGTATGGGTATTGGCATCACTGGTTTGCTTCAATCCAACGAAGAACAAAAAAGCTGGTTAGACATGGCTTATAAGAAGCTGCGTAACTACGATGCTTTCTACAGCCAAAAGCATGGCTTCAATAAGTCTGTGAAGCTCACCACTGTTAAGCCATCAGGCACATTGTCTTTGTTGCCCGGTGTTACCAGTGGCTGTCATCCAGCCTATGCTAGATTTATGATTAGACGTATTCGTATTGCTTCTAATCATTCACTGGTACAGGTGTGCCGTGATCATGGCTACCCTGTAGAGTATCAGCGTAACTTCGATGGTAGTGAAGACCATTCAACTATGGTTGTATCATTCCCATTCCGTCACCCTGATCATGCAGTGTTAGCTAAGGATGTAACAGCCATCCAGCAATTGGAAACTGTTAAGTGGTTACAAGAAGTGTGGAGTGATAACAGTGTTTCCTGTACTGTCTACTATCGCAAGGAAGAGCTGCCAGAGATACGTAAGTATTTGAAGAAGCATTACAAGCACAACCATAAGAGCTTGTCTTTCCTGCTGCATTCAGAGCATGGCTTCCATCAAGCACCGCTGGAAGAGATTAGTGAAGACCAATACAATGCATTGGTTGCAAGCACCAAACTCATCACCACTATTGATGAAGCTAGCATTGGACTTGATGACGACTGTGCCTCTGGTGCTTGTCCTGTTCGCTGACATGAGAAACTTTATTGCCACTTATAGCAGTGAACGTAACCTCTTCAAGGGACAGGTGCATATCAGCGCCGTGTCCGTTGGAGAAGCGCACGACAAGTTTTTTGATTGGCTAAAGAAACAAGCTGTCTATCCACACCTGTGGAACCTCTCTGTAAACTTGGAAGAGATTGGCGATAGCCTATGATAGAAGTTGTTATAACACCATCAATGCTGGTTGAAGCAAGAGACAAAGCTGCTGATATGGGGCAGCTTTACAATAGCATCATCAGAGGGGCTGGCAACATGGCTGGCTTCATTGGTGAAGCTATTGCTCAACAGGTGTTAGGTGGTAAGCTGGATAACACTTACGACTATGACTTAGTCTTAGATGATGGTACAAAGATTGATGTCAAGACAAAGCAGACAGGCTATGTTCCATTAGAAACATATGATTGCAGCATTGCTAATTTAAATATTAAACAAGACTGTGACTACTATGTTTTCTGTAGGGTGAAGAATGACTTCTCTATTGGATGGTATCTTGGTGTGTATGAAAAACATCAATACTTTAAAGATGCTGTGTTCATGAAGAAGGGGGATGTTGACCCTACAAATGGATATGTGGTAAAGTCAGACTGTTGGAACTTAAAAATATCTCAGCTAATGGAGAAGATATGATTGTAATTAAAGCAGAACGCACAGCACCGCTGCGTATTCAGTTTGATCAGGGCTACTTTGCCTTTATAAAGGGATGGTTGAATAACCAATACAATCCTTACACCGTTCAAGGAAAGGAATGGCAGAGAGGATTTGATAGGGGTTATTTTGACAACTTAAGGAAGCTTAAAGAAGCTGCTTAAGAGAGATAGGGCATTAGTATAATGGATAATACAATGGTCTTCTACACCATGAATATGGGTTCAATTCCTGTATGCCCTACCATAAGTATACAATGTATGTTTTTAAGTATACAGTTACTTCCTAGAAGCTAATCCCTTTTGATCAGGCACAGGATAGCGTAGTTCTGTAGGTTCAGCAAACGCACTCTTACCCTCATCTATTCTTTTCTTTGCAAAGGCTTGTGCTTTTGAATAGATGGCATCAGTTGGTTCTTTACCAGACAATAGATGATCAATCTCAGCCTTGTTTAATGTAGGCACAATAAGTGGATGCTCTACATTCTTTCCTTTATATTCAAACTCAGAAGATATTTCTGTAGACACACCGCCTTCCTTGTTTGGAAGCGCACCAAAGTATCCCTTACCTTTAGCACCCTCACCACTATTACGTAAGCCGTATGGTGCTAGTCCTTCTTCTGTGCTGTCTTTCTTCAAGCCTAAGCCACCACCCTTATTAAGCTTAGGTGTAATTTCTCTGATGGTTTCAATGGCTTTCTTCTGCTCTGCTGCTGAATATATTATGTTCTCTGTTCTAAATAAAGCTTTCCTAAGCTCCATCAACATAGCAGGTTTAGGGCTAGCACGAAAAGCCTCATCACTCATTTTATTTAAATAAACATCTAACAGCTTATCAATGCTTGTGGTAAGCGCCTCTTTGTTATTTTCTAAAGCAGAGTAATAATTCTGACCATATCCTGTCTTAGTAGAAGTTACTTCTGATGACTTGGCTATCTCATTAAAGACAGTGCGAATATCCTTGTATGCTTGATAGGCATTAGGCGCAGTCTTGCTAGCAAGCCCTTTGTTAGAACTGTAATTAAAATCATTAAGCCTAGTAAGTGCATCATTTATCTTTGTTTCTCTAGCACTTATCTTTCCGTACTTCTCACTAACATCAGCTACGTCTTGTGTCACTGTGAGCTTGTCTGCCTCAACAAAAGCATCTTCTGTTTCTCTAAATAGCTGTGAGCGGGGAAGACTTAATGGTCTAGCCACATTAGGACTACCAGTGATTGTTCTTGCTAGATAGTTTAAATCCTGTTTATCATATGCAGCAAGAGGCATGTTCACTCTTCTGAATTCATATTCAGCATATGGTATTTCCACTTGAGAAATATTCTTAGGATTTTTGCCACCAAACTTTTCAATGTAATAGTTTAGGTTAGGGTCTTTGGTAAAGGAGATGGCTCCAGCATTCAATTCAAAGTGAGACTTCTTATTTGTCTGCGGATTGTAGAAACCTCTAGCAAGTTTCTCAGGAGTGCGCTCTGTTCTACTACCATGATAGAGAATAACAGGCGGTGTATCTTTATACTTCACACGCAAAGCATCAAGCTTGTCTTGATATTTAGAAGCAAAGGAAGCGAAGTCTTCTAAAGAAGCAGTGTCGTCTGCCTCTACTTCTCTTCCTTTAGCTGCTCTGTATTCACCTTGTGCAACAGCAACAACCTCTTCATCCAAAGGCTTACTTCCTTTAGTAAAGGAAAGCTCATCAAGCTTGTCAACTAAAACAGGGAAAGTATTCTGTCTAATTTCTCTGATGTTTTGTAATGCTTCTTTTCTTCTGTATGTATCACCGCTTACCAAAGGAAGCTTATTAAAATCTGGTGCTCTAGATAAAGCTCTTTTTTCTAGATCATTAATTGGTGTAAACACAATGTCAGGACTAACAATGGTTAAGTCAACTGGTGTTGGTGGTGTAGCCTTACCTTCAGGAGCAATCTCTTTCAGCTTAGTTAAGAAACTCTTTTGATAATCAGCAGGGAAATCAGTTTTAAATTTATCTAATTGATATTGCGACCCCATGCTAGTCTTTAACAAAGACTCAGCTTGATTTAATTGGTCTGAAGAATACTTGTTAACCTCATCTACAAAGCTTGGCTCAATTGTTTCTTCAGTCTTATTGACAATAGGAGTAGGCTCCGTTGGTACAGCAGGAACAATGGCTTCTTTCTTTGGAGCAGCCTTTGTAATAGAAGGAGACACAGGTATAGGAGTTCCTTGTTGCTTCAACAAGTCTTCTGTTTGCTTAACAGCAGGAACCCCTGCTTTGTTAGCCATGTCTGTCACCTTCTTAAGCAGGTCATCAGCAGACTCGGTAATAGATTTCTTAGCCACCTTAGCAGCACCCTTACCAATAAGAGTTTCAGCCATCTGTTTAGCCACACCACCAACAGCAAAGCCCGGTTGCTTCTTAAGAGCAGCAGCAATAGAAAGAGCAGACACATAGTCCTTAGTTTCTGCTAAGTCTTTCTTCATGTTCTGTTTATAAAACTCTGCCGTAGCTCTCTTAACTTCAGGAGCAAGTCTGCTATATTTAATTTCAAACAAACGTGCTTGCTCACCACGATTAAAGGCATCAGCCTCTGCTTGTTTACTAGCAATCTCTTTAGCATTTGTTTGCGCCCAAGTAAGAAGATTTTGCATAGCAATTTTTTTAACATCAGGGCCAGCTTGTTTGTAGAAGTCTGTTTCTTTTAACACATCAAATGTATCTAACAACAGAGGAGCCATCACCTTACGAGCACTAGCATCTACAATCTTATCTCCAGTGGAGGTAAAGATTTTATTGTTTGGTATTTTAAGTTTAATTATCTCTTCTTCTAAGGGTTGTGGTGCTCCCTTAATAGCGATACCAGTAAATATCTTCAAAGGCCCTGCATCATTAAACGCAGCTTCTCTTCTTGTAGCTGGTTGATATACAGGAAGTTCTTGTTTAAGTATAGGAACTTTCTTTTGTAGTTGTGCAGTGGCAGAAGAAAGAAATCCTTCTTCACCAGCAGGGATTTGATAAGCATCTCTTGGTAGGTTTTCATCTCTATCAATAGCACCAATCAAGTCACTAATCTGTTGAACAGGAATCAATGCTCTACCAAAATATTGACCTGCCCATTCACCAAAGAATGTAGCCACCTTCTGATTAGCACTGTCTTCACCTGTTTGCATATTAGATACTGACTCAGCAAACTTATCTCCCAACCATGCAGAAGTACCAGCAGGGGCTTTAAAGCCTGTCATGGCTTCTAAGAATTCTTTAGTGCTGAACTCATCTGTTCTAGCTTTTTCAAGCTTAACTAAGTAGTCACCCAATGCAAGGAAAGGAGCAGCAGGAAACAAAGCTCTAGCATCCACTGTACTACCATCTGGATTTTTTACATCGTACCACTTGGTGTCTTGGTTTTCTTGTCTATATTTATAAGCAGCATAGATGGCAGCAGTGCCTACAGCACCCTTAGATGTACTCTCTAAGCCCTGCATTAAATATCTTTGACCTTCTTCATTACCTGCTCTTAACATAGAAGAGCCTTTAGCTATGTCAGCAGCACCAGAGAAGATACCCATAGGGCTATGCTTGTATGTCCATGACATGGCATTAGCCATGAAGCGAGGGAAAGGAATGAGGGTAGAACCAACAGGGCCTAATGCTTCCACAAACTTAACTGCATGGAACATTACGCCTTGTGTTGGCATCTTGCTAAACGTAGCAGTTAATGCTTCATCTGTAGCATTCTTTAGAACATCAAAAGGAATGTTCTTTCCTTGTGACATGATGTCATACATATCAATACCAACACGGCTAAGCTGTTTCTCAACAGAAGCAGTGAAGATGGCTTTCCTAAAGAAAGCATCCTGAGCTACGTTCAATGTGTTAGCCATCTGCGCCACTTTAGAAAGTTCAGTGGCATCGTTCTCACCCACTGTGCGTAAGATACGACCACGCAATGTAGGAGAACCAGCAAGAAGTCTTTCAGCTACATCAGAAGATAGGTTGCTTTGTCCTAAATAGAAAGCTGTTCTAACGGCATCATCATAAACACCTTTAAGACCACCAGTGAAACTTCCTGTTAATGGCTTACCACTCGCAAGTTCATAAGCTGTCTTACCCATACGATAGAGAGAAGACTCAATGGCTTCAGAGGCAGTACCAAAAGTAACAACAGCAAGTCCTGAATAACCATTGCGTATAGTGGTAGCAACTTGTGACACCATCAAAGCTTTAAGCTCTCTATCCACTCTCAATGTTAAGTCGTAAAAACCAGTGAATGCAGATGTTAGTGTATTGCGTTTACCATACATCAAGTCCACTTCTTTAGCAGCAGCAGGATCAATGTTCTTAAGTTTGTTTTGTAAACGAGCAAGTACAGAATAGGCTTGTAATGTACGACCAGCATCTCCTGCTGTTGTTCTATTCATACGAGCAAACTCTTCTGGTGTAACTCCAGCATTAGCTAAAGCATCACGAAGAACAACATCATCAATGTTCTCAATGTTCATGAAAACATTCTTAACAGCATCACTAATCTTTTGATCACCTTTAGGAGCAAGCTCAGGAACCTGTGACCAAATATTACCTGCAATCTGTGCAGCCTTCTTGTTCACATCATTTCTTATCTGCATCTCAGCAATGGCTGTAGGATCTCCTTCTTTATTAAGAAGCTTCCTACCTTCAAAGATGTCATAGGCATCTTCTAGCTGTATCTCTGTCGCTTTAGCAGTTATCTTCACTTCAGGCGGTGGGGTAGCCCCCTCCATCTTAGGCTCTATACGTATCTCTCCTTGTTTAAGAGAACGTCTTGTGTCTAAAACATCTTCTAGCCCCATTGACTCACCTTTAGCGAGTTTAGAAGCGCCCAACAAAGAAGCGGCTCCAGCCGTTCCAGTAAGAGTGCCAATTGCTGTTGGAAGAGCTATGTCTGAAACAGTTACACCTTCTTTTACTTTATCTTCAGACTCACTTATTCTTTTTTCTTCTTGTTGAATACTGTTGTTTATTTCTTTCTGCTCTTGTGGGGGAAGTAAAGCCGCTATTTTTTTAGTCTGTTCTAGTTTACTTCTAGCGTCTTTGTTCGATGCCTTTTGTCCCAACAGTTCTATTTGTTTTTCTTCTATGGCTGAATAAGCTGCTGATCCAGCTTCCACACCAACAACAGGAGCGCCAACAGCTAGCTTCTTTTTAATAGCTCCTTTAATACCTTCTTTAGCTATTTGTTTAGCCGCAGTACCAGCAACACCACCAGTTATTATGCTAAGTAAATTAAGCGGATCTCCCGCCCCAGAAATTAAATAGTCTACAATTGGGCGAAACCCTTCTTGTCCTTTTGGAGAATAAAAACTTGCTGTGTTCTTCCAAATATCATAAGCCTTTACAGCTTTCAGTACGTCTTCTTGTTTAGCATTTTCAATCCAGAAACGCTCCTTCCCGGCTTCCCATGTATCTGACGGTATCTTTCTCATTTCAGTGGCCCAACGCTTTACATAATCATCTTTGGTTTCGTTGGGAAGCATAGCCCCATCCTTGCCATGCCTAGCCAAAGCATAGTCATTAATAGCTTTAAAAAGATCAGGCTTCTCAGACAAGTCTTTAAAAGAAAATTGGTTTTCCTTAATCTTTTTTTCTCTTTCTAAATTACTAGCAGCAGCTTGAATGCTGCTTTGTTTAGCTGTCTCTATAAGAGAAAGCTTAGGAGCAGGAGCAGCTTCTGCTACAACAGCATCAGCAGGTGGTGTCCAGCTACTTGTTACAGCATCAGCAGGAGGCTTCCAT